TAACGCACAATAATGGAAATTACAAAAGACTTTCTTTTGTCTGAGATCAAGCGTCTTGAGGCAGAGCGTAACCAAGCATCTAGTTTTGTTACAGCTTCTCAGGGCGCCATCGATGCATATACTGCATTAGTGGAACGGCTCGACGCCAAAGAAACAAAAGGGGAATAGATTATGGCAATGCAATATGATGTAAAGGCATACCACAATACAGTATCAGGTGTAGCGGTACCTTATCGCACTCGATTAAAAGGCATAGTAATATCACCAAGTTCATCTTCAACTTTTAACATAGGTGTTTTTAATAACACATATTCTACAGGCACATATGCACAATCAGCTTCTACTACAATCACAGTAACTTTAACTGCACATGGGCTAAATACAGGAGATACAGTATATTTAAATTGCACTACAGGCACTGGGGATAGTAATGTTTATAATATTACAAAAACAGGCGACAATACATTTACTGTAGTGTCTCCTACATCAGAAACCACAAGCGGCAACGTGAATGTGTATAAAGATGAGTTATTAGAAATTGATTGTTCTACTGGTACATCGTTTTATACATTAATTCCAGGTGAAGGTATCGTAGGCCAAGACGGTTTGTATGTAGGGCTACCTTCAGCAGGCACTGTAACTAGCACTATCTTTTATGGATAAGGACTAATTATGACAATGCAATATGATGTAAAGTCTGCTCACGCAAGTGCATCAGGACAAGTTGTTGGGTATGAAGTTAGATTAAAAAATATTACAGTGACTTCTGGAACTGCATCTGCAAGAAACGTAGCATTAGTAGATTCAACAGGCGCAATAACAGGTACGTGGGATAGACCCGCAGGAACACCAGGCCCAATAACTACTACAGTAACTACATCAACAAATCATGGTCTTACTACAGGGGACAGAGTTGCTATAGATTTTTCTGGTTCACTTATGAGAGACGGGGTGTATGAAGTAACAGTTACAGGCCTTACAACATTTACTGTGCAATCACTTACAACTGGAGCTGCATCAGGCACTTGTAATGTATTTACACAAGAATATATCTTTTTAGAAGTAGATACTTTTAGTACTGTAGGTTTACCAATCCTTATTCCAGGTGAAGGTATTAGATGCCCTAATGGTATTTATGCAGTATTAGGTGCTTCTGTTACGGCAACATTATATTATGGCTAATAAGAAAAAAGGTCCTAGCTTAGCTATTGGACGCGGTGAAAAACTTCCTGTATCAAAAGGCGCAGGGCTCACGGCTAAAGGCCGTGCAAAGTATAACGCAGCTACTGGGTCAAACCTAAAGGCTCCTCAACCACAAGGTGGACCTCGTAAGAAGTCGTTTTGTGCTAGGATGTCTGGTATGCCTGGTCCTATGAAAGATGAAAAAGGTAGACCTACTAGGAAAGCCGCATCACTAAAAAGGTGGAATTGCAAATGAGTGCAGAACGCGAACTAGCAGAACATGGTGTTGAAATTAAACACATTCAATCGGACGTAGATACTATTATGGAAGATATGGAAGATTTAAAAAAACGACTTGATAGTATTGAAAAAACATTAGAAGAAATTAAAGGCGGATGGAAAGTATTTATTGCTATTGCTACTATTTTTTCAGGTGTAGTAAGCTGGATGGTAACTCATTGGCTAGGTAAGTAACATGAAAGCTTTTATAGACAGAATATTTAAGGCTAAAAAACAAAAGGAGTTATTAGATGAAATTACTAATACAGAAGTTATACAAGAAAATAAAGAAATACTTAGCAAACAAATTGAAATAAGTATTAAAAAACATGTAGAAGCAGTACAAGAACATACAGATACAAAGGACGATTAAATGCCAAGTAAATCTAAAAAACAACACAACTTAATGGCAGCTGTAGCTAATAACCCAGCCTTCGCTAAGAAAGTTGGCATATCAAAATCAGTAGGAGAAGAGTTTATGAAAGCAGATAAAGGCAAGAAGTTCGGATCAGGCGGGGCACTTAAAGCAGTTGACTCAAGTGACAATCCTGGATTATCAAAATTACCAACGGAGGTTAGAAATAAAATGGGCTACATGAAAAAAGGCGGTATGGCTAAAAAAGGCATGAAAGAAGGCGGCATGATGGATAAGAAAGATATTAAACAAGATAAAGCTACGGCAAAAAAAGCTGTTGGTATGCACGAGAAACAATTACATGGTGGTAAAAAATCAGACCTTACTAAACTTAAAAAAGGTGGTATGGCTAAAGGCTGTGGTTATGCTAAAGGCGGCGGCATTGAAGTTCGCGGTAAAACTAAAGGCAAGATTTGCTAAGGAGCTAACATGGCTATAATTGAAAAAATGAAAAAGTTTGTTAAAGACATTACGCCACCATCAAAAGAACAAAAAGCTAAAATTGAAGAAAAGCAAATGAAAATGGAAGAAATGAAAGATCCAGAAGCTTATCGTAAAAATAAAGCTATGTACGATGTAAGTACAGAAGTTAAAAAGTTTGATGAGAACTATAAAAAAGGTGGCAAAATTACAGCGGCTAACTACGACAAAGAATACGGTAAAATATATCGTAAAGCTGTTAAAAAAATGTCAGCTGGTGGCTCTACTGCATCTAAACGTGCTGATGGTATTGCTACAAAAGGTAAAACAAAAGGAAAAATCTGCTAATGAGACCTTCACGTGGTATGGGTGCTATAAAGAAAACTAAGATTCCTAGTGCTACTGAGAATACTATGCCTAAGGGTGTGGTTAAGAAACGTCGTGACAACACGGACTTTACTCAGTTTAAAGAAGGTGGACCTGTAGGATTATATGCAAATATAAATGCAAGAAAGAAGGCCGGTACTTCACGTCCTAAATCAAAGTCTACAATATCACCTAAAGCTTATGCAAATATGAAAGCAGGATTTCCTAAAGGGAAGAAATAATGGTAGATAGAACCACAGGTACCACGAGTTTTAACTTAGATTTAAATAACCTCGTTGAAGATGCGTTTGAACGATGTGGTCAAGAGTTGCGTACTGGGTATGATCTACGTACTGCACGACGTTCACTAAACCTACTTACTATTGAGTGGGCTAACCGTGGTATTAATATGTGGACCATTGAACCCGGTCAAATTAATTTAAACCAAGGTCAAATTATGTATGCATTGCCTAATGATACGATTGATCTTCTTGACATGGTGACTAGAACCGGTACAGGTCAGAACCAACAAGACATTAATATTAACCGTATCAGCGAGTCAACCTATATTACAATACCTAATAAAAATGCTACAGGACGTCCTATCCAAGTGTGGATTAATAGACAGAGTGGTCAAGAGAACCCTACTGATTTATATACGGATGGCGCGGTTACAGCAACGGCTACTACGATTAACTTAACTTCTATTGTAGGCTTAGCGCAGTTTGGCTTTATTAAATTAGATAATGAAACGATTCAGTACGGCGGACTCACAACGACAACAAGTGGCTCTACAACGTACTACCAATTAACTGGATGTATACGTGGTGTTAACAATACGGTAGCTGCGACTCATACAACCGCTACTAGAGTATTTGTGCAGAACTTACCTACAGTCAATGTATGGCCAGCACCTGATCAAAGTAGTTTTTATCAGTTTGTGTATTATAGATTAAGACGTATTCAAGACGCAGGTAACGGTATCTCAGTAGAAGACATTCCGTTTAGATTTATTCCTTGCATGGTTGCAGGGTTAGCTGCGTATTTAGCGATGAAGTTACCTAATGTAGACCCTAATAGAATTGCAATGTTAAGAGCAGACTATGAAGCAGCGTTCCAATTAGCAGCTGACGAGGATAGGGAAAAAGCAAGCGTTAGGTTTGTACCTCGTGAAATGTTTTACCACGGATAATTAAATGCCAAGTAAATACGCAAGTGCTAAGAATTCGATTGCACAATGTGACCGTTGTGGTTTTAGATATAAATTAACGCAATTAAAACGCTTAGTCATAAAGACAAAAAATGTTAATATACTCGTATGCCCAGAATGTTGGGAACCGGATCAACCACAGTTAAGCTTAGGCCTATACCCAGTTAATGATCCGCAAGCAGTGCGTAACCCAAGACCTGATAGTCCTAGTTATTATCAGTCAGGTTTAAACGGCTTACAAACGGATGAAACAACAGGAACTTCTACATCACAAACAGGTGTTCCGTTGATGGGTAGTAGAATTATACAATGGGGCTGGAATCCAGTAGGTGGGTCTAGTTATTTTGATGCACCATTAACACCTAATGACTTAGTAGGAACAAGTGTACTAGGTGATGTAACAATATCAATATCTTAAGGAGAAACAAAATGGCATTTAAATCAGGCGCAGACGGTATTACTAAACAAGGTAAAACTAAAGGTCGTAACTTAGGTGACGACGGAGCTAAAGTAGGCATTTCAAAAGGCCCTAAACATGCAGGTTCTAAAGGCGGTAAAAAGAACATTGACATGAAAACTATGGGTCGTGGTATGGCTAAAATTGCAGCACAGAAAAAAGGATAATTATCATGGCAGAATATAAACAACCCATCGTTGTACCCAATGCAGACATTGGCTTTTCTCAAGATCCTAACAAGTTAAAAGCTCAAGACTTAGATCAAAGTACAGGTAGACAACGTGTAAGCGCAGGTGATCCAGCGTCTAAGAAAATTAATAGACATGGTGAGATTACTATTCGTGGTTGTGGCGCAGCTACAAAAGGTACTAAAGCTAGAGGCCCAATGGCATAATCATGGCTTTAAATTATTCTCAGCTTGTTGTTCAAATACAGGACTACACAGAAAATACGTTTACAACTACGGATATGAATAACTTTATCCGCCAAGCAGAACAACGTATCTATAATACTGTACAACTTCCTGCATTAAGAAAAAACGTAACAGGAACATTAAGTACTGGGAATAAATATTTAGCGATGCCTGCTGATTGGCTGGCTACGTTTAGCTTAGCTGTTATTAATTCAAGTAACGAGTATCTATATCTTTTAAACAAAGACGTAAATTTTATTAGGCAATCATTTCCTGATACTGATTCAGCTTTTTATGGTCAGCCTCAATACTATGCTGTATTTGATAACACTACGTTTATTGTAGGCCCTACACCCGATGCTGCTTATGCAGCGGAACTTCATTACTTCTATTATCCTGAATCTATTGTAACGGCAGGTACTTCATGGTTAGGTAATAACTTTGATTCTGTGCTTTTATATGGTTCATTACTAGAAGCCTACACCTACATGAAGGGTGAAAAAGATGTGCTTGATAATTACAGGTCTCGTTATGATGAGGCAATGTTATTACTCAAACAACTTGGTGATGGCAAAGATAGACAGGATGCATACAGATCAGGTCAAGTTAGATACCCAGTTCAATAAAGGAAACTAAATTGGCAATCGGACAAACACTAGCAACAAGTTTTAAAGTTGAAATCTTAGATGGTATACATAATTTTGGTGTAGGCGTTATTCGTGCAACTACTGCGGCGGATACATTTAAAATAGCTTTATATAGCACATTAGCTACGCTTAACTCTACAACAACAGTATATACAACACAGGATGAAGTTACAGGTACAGGCTATGTAGCAGGGGGTAACACATTAGTTATTTCTCAAGCGCCTACCTCAACAAATACTGAAACAGTGGCATGGTTAAACTTTGAGAATTCAAGTTGGGCTAACGCTACCTTTTCAGCAGACGGTGCTTTGATATATAATAGCACTCAAGGTAACAAAGCAGTAGCAGTATTAAATTTTGGAAGTACTAAAACTACGGCCAATCAAACATTTACAGTAACATTCCCGGCGTCTACATCAAGCGCTGCAATTATAAGGATCACATAAATGACAACAGTATCTTCTGTATTTTCAGAAGCACCGCAAGTAAAAGTAAGTAATGTAAGACCGTTAGAAAAAGATTTATATAAGATGATGTGG